CCCTTTTTCCCTTGCTGGAGACTGCAGACATGACGTCTGTTGCTGTTGGCGCACATCCGCGCCTGCGCGCGCTGCTGCGCGATCGTGGGGCCTGGTATCTGACCGGGCCGCAGGAGCTGGCCAGTGTGATTGGTCGGCTGGAACGGCTGGAGCGTGATGCCAGCCCTGACCTGGCTCGACCCGGCAGCTATCTTTTGCTGCTCGACCTGACCAGCCAGACCCTGTTCAACTTGCGCCTGTGCGAGCGCAGTCGCGGGGCACAGGAGATCTCGATCTTCTCACCGCTGGGTGCCCGCTTGATGGCCGCTCGGGCCGGCGATGTGGTGACGCTGGAGGGGTTTGGTTCTGGCTGGCGCCTGCTGCTGGTGCAGGTAAGACCGGGCTGAGCCTTCGCCCGCAGGCCGGCACCGGTTCAATAGCCGGCCTGAATCACTTCAATGCCCTTGGCCAGCACATCGCGCCAGGCGTAACTGACCTCGGGTGTCGCCTGCCGGTCGTGCAACTCTACGGTGCGCACCAGGGCGTCGACCCAATAGGTGTAGAGATGTGGCTGGATATTGAGGTTCTCGCGCGAGTGCGATTTGGCCAGCGCCTGCAGTTTGGTGGGCGGCAGGCCGCGGGAGAACAGCACCAGATTGAGGATGCCCTGGCGCAGCAGCAGTTTCTGCGCGGGCATATCGGTGTTGGTGAACTTGGCGCGGACTTCCGGCGAACTTTGCAGGAATTGCTGGTAGAAGTCGTCGAAAAAGGTAGCAGACGCGCAGCAACGGCCGTAGCTCTGCATGACAATATCAGGGGCTTTCATGGTGATCCTTGCGGTGCAGCAACGTGACGCGGGGCGCGGAGTGTAACAGGTTCTGCCGCGCCGCTCGCTGCTGGCAATTTGCCGCCGCGCACCGCTCTAAAACGTGGGTTTCAGTCCTTTAACCGTAACCCGCAAGGGCGCTGGATACGCATGCTGCTATAACTGGAAGCGCTCCATCTGCTGACGCAGACTGGCCGCCAGCCGGGACAGCGTCTGACAGTCAGCCTGGCAGGCACGTACTTCATCCGCCGTGGCGTGCGCCAGGTCAGCGATACCCTGGGCATTGCGGGTAACGTCCTCGGTGACGCTGGACTGTTCCTCGGTGGCGGTGGCGACCTGGTGGTTGATGTCGCTGATCTGCTCGACCTGGCCGGCAATGGTCTGCAGCGACTCACCCGCCTCTCGGCTGGCTTCAACCCCGCTGGCGGTGGCGTTCAGGCCGGCGCGCATGGCGCCAACCGCCTGCTCGGCGCGGCTCTTGAGCGATTCGATCATTTGCTGGATTTCGTCGGTCGATGCCTGGGTGCGGCTGGCCAGGGTACGGACTTCGTCGGCGACCACGGCAAAGCCACGGCCCGACTCCCCTGCCCGCGCCGCCTCGATGGCGGCATTCAGCGCCAGCAGGTTGGTCTGCTCGGAAACGCTGCGAATCACCGTCAGCACCCGGTCGATGGAGGTGATCTGGTCTGCCAGTTCGGTCACTGAGTCGGCGGCGCGGCCAATGTCGGCGCACATACGTTCAATCGCCTCGACTGAGCGGCCAACCACGGCTCTGCCCTCGACCGCTTCGGCCTGCGCGGCGCTTGAGCTGTTGGCAGCGCTGTTGGCATTGCGTGCGATCTCCTGCACGGTCAGCCCCATTTCGTGGGCAGCGGTGGCGACCAGATCGGTCATCTCATGCTGGCGCACGGCGCGCTCGGCGGTGTTATCGACCACTTGCGCTACCTGTGTGACGGCGCTGCTCAGCTGACGACTGGTGATAAGTACATCGCTGATCAACTGGCGTTGACTGGCGACGAAGGCGTTAAAGCCGCGGGCCAATTCGCCCAGTTCGTCGTCACGCTTGTCGTCCAGTCGGGCGTTCAGGTCGCCGCCGCCGGCCGAGATGGCGCCTAGGGCTTGCGACACGCGGCGCAGCGGTTGCACCAGGCCGCGCACCAGCAGGGCCATCAGCGCCAGTGCCAGCAGGCCGACGGCACCCGCGATCAGGCTGGTGCGCAGCAGCGCGGCGCGGGCGTCGGCGTAGATTTCGTCTTCCGGCACCAGACTGACCAGGGTCAGGCCGAGGCGTTGCAGCGGCTGTGCGCTGGCCAGCCAGGCTTCGTTGTCACGCTGAAAACGCACCGGCTCACTGCCTGCGGTCAGTGTGTTGGCCGCCTCGACGCTGGTCAGGTCACTCAGGCTGCGGCTGTCGTTGAAGCTGGCGTTGGGGTGAACCTTGACCTGTTGATCTGCGCCGATCAGGAAGACCACGCCGCGCTCGCCAAACTGAAAGCCGCCAATCAGCTCCGACAGGCTCTGCAGGCTGTAGCCCAGACCGGCGACGCCAAGGGTCTTGTCCTTGAGGGCGATGCGTTGATTGATGAACAGTGTCGGCAGGCCAGAGGTCTTGTCGGTGTCAATTGAGGCGACCTGATCCTGGTCGCCGTCGACCAATGTATAAAACCAGCTGTCTGCCGGGTTGTCGCGACTCATCACCCGAATCTGGCCCTGCTCGGAGTAGAAATTGCCGCTTTCCAGGACGGCGATGCTGGTGGTGAGTGCGTTCTGCTGCTGCTTGACGCCATCCAGATAGCGGGCGAAGGCACTCATCCGGATCGGGTTCTCGCCATAGGCCAGCCAGTCCTGCACCAGGCTGTTGCCGGCGATGGCCTCGGTCGCCGAAATCGGTCCGGCCAGGGTGCGTTCCAGGTCGTTGCGAATGGCGCTCACCTGCGCGGGTAATGCTTGCTTGATCAGATAGCGCTCGGTCATCTGGTGCAGCACCGAGGAGTAGATCAGCACCACAATCAGGGTGGTGACGCCCAGCGCGGCGCCCATACTGATGATCAGCTGCCATTGAATACTGCGTTTCCAAAGGGTCATGGACGTGCTCTCGACAAAGCCTGACCGTCGCCACAGGTGCAGAGCCTGCGGAGGGGCAACGGTCAGGGGGAGGTAGAGGGGCTGCGGTGGCAGATGAGCCGGGCAAGTCGCCTGTATGAGGGGGAGTGAGATATTTAATACCAGAGTGGCGAGATAAAAGCGGGATATTGAGGGACGAGCCGGGAAATAGTGGGACGGAAATTGAAAAGCCGTTTCAATATGAGCCGAGATCGAGCTTACCCTGATCGCGGTCGAATTTACGGTCTTGGATGCGCTTCAGCAAGCGGTAGATGGCGTTCTCGGTCAGCCCGTATTCCTGGGCCAGGACGTGGTGGTTTCGGCCGTTGAATTTGCCGAGGATCTCCAGGTCACGTTTGGTCAGCTTGTAGAAGTAGTCCTTGGGAAAGCAGACGGTGCTGCCAGCCCAAACTTCGCTGAGATGGTTGGCAAGGGAGTTGCCAGCCTGCTTGGCCAGCGCCTCCTCAATGCCGTGTTCCTCAAGAATCTGAGCACAGTGCGCCACAATAGAATCAAGCAGCTCATGACGCTTGTCAGCCATTGCAGAGTTGTTGCTCATGCCAGTTCCCTCCTACGTTTCTCGGCTTCTTCAGGGCTGATCAGCCCCTTGCTTTCATCACCGTTGATCTGGGATAGCTTCAGGAAATAGTCGTCAGTGCGTAGCGGGCCGGTGCCGGCCGGGCGCGCACGACTTGCCTCTGCTGCTGCGGCTACCGCTTGGGTGTCGCCCGCCAAGCCAAAGACCACGGCACGCAGGTAGTGGTGGTTATCCAGCGGCAACGTGAGTTTTTCGCGGGCGCTGAGCATCTGCTCGATGCCCATGGCCCACAGGGTTGGTGTGGCGCGGCGGGTATCCGTTGTGCGGGCATCGCGGGTGACGGTGCCCGGCGTCACAATGGCCAACAGATCCTCGACCAGGCGAATGGCCTTGCTGGTGCGCAGCGATCGCTTGGCCGGGCTGAAAAGCCGCAGGTACTGAAGAACTGCTTTACCGAGCTTAGGGTCCATACCTGCGAACAGCGCGGCCAGGCGCTTGCCCTCGTCGTCGGCCATGCCGGCTTCAAGCGGGAACTGCTCACCGCAGCATGGGCAGGTCAGCTGCATTGGGCCTCATCCTTTTCCATCTTCTCCGCTCGTAGCGCTCGGATGACTGCCTCCAGCATTGGAACCTTGCGCTCCCAGCAGTGCGGCATGTCTTCCAATACCGCTGCCCGCTCTGCGCCGTGGTAGCCCAGCTCATCCAGCAGGCCATCCAACTCGGCCTTGAGGTGCTGCTTTTGCTGCTCGACATGCAGTGCAGCGATCAGCGCCTTGTAGTGCTGGGGCTTCTTCAGCCAGGCGCAGCGCTCGATGCCGAACATCCGCTTGGCGATCGCATCCGCGTAAGACCAAGGCAGCTGCAGGTCAGCCAGCAGAGCCTCGATCTTGGTGATCTCAGCGTCCAGCTTCTTGAAATTGTGGGGCTTGCCCCTGGCCTTGCTGCTGGGCTTGGGCTGGAATCCGAGGCGCTCGAGCTCCTGCAGTACGCGGCTGCAGGTACGTTCGGTCAGCTGCTTGGAACTGGTGACACCCGCCACCCTGCCAAGCAGGGCACGGTAGTCTTCATCGGTAAGGCCGAGCTGCTGGCGCGCGATGTGGATCTTGGCGGTGTTGGCGCGGCTGATCATTGCACCAGCTCCTCCGGCTTGCGAGCCGCTACCTCTCCGGCTGTCACCTCATCGCCTTGGTCTGTCATCGTAAAGATCGGAGTCAGGACCAAACTGCTCGGACCATTGGCCCACATCCAGCCGCGTGGTGCAGGGAAGACCGGATCAACAAAGTTGCAGCCCTTTGCGATACACCACTGAATGACCTGTTCTCTGGTTGCGTCGCCACAGTGCTCTGGAATGCTGGGCTTCAGCTTCCACTTGCCGTGCAGGCGGCCAACCTCTGTGCAGGGCATGCGCTCGAAGTCGCACTTGATTCCGGGCCACAGCTTCTCGGCCAGCCGCTCCACTGCTTTCAGCCCGTTAAAGGCACAGGTTGCCCGTTTGCCCATCACGGTATTGGTGGCATATCCACCGGTAAAGATGTGCACAGCAACCTCTACCGCAGCGATCTTGCGGACGCCAGAAACCGGATACTTCACCATGGACGCGACGCCGTCCCTCGCGATCGCCGCAGCAGCACCGGGCCTTAGTGAGTCAAGGTTTGTCAGGGCGTATTGGGTCCAGATATTGGACTGGCACGGCATGCTCTGCAGGATCACGCCGCTCTCGTCGACCACCCAATAAAGGAAGTCCTGCCCCGCGTCTTTAAATTCGATTAGCCACTGAGCCATCTCACACCCCCGCAATATCAAGGCTGATCGGCTTGTACTGATCGGTCTGGCCGACGCGCTCGTAAAGGCGGATGTAGGATTTGGAGCCAGTCACCTGGACCGCATCGCTGATCGCATCCATGGCGCGCAGCCAGCGTGGGTCTGTGATATCCAGGCGGCGGAGGCTGAGTACCTGCGCGGGCCGGATGTTGCCGGCCTTATCCACCCGGAACACGTCTTGAACGATGGTGGCCACCTCACTGCGGGCATCGGCGGTCCAATCGGTCAGGCACTCGTCGATGAGCGCTTTGGCCGCGACCAGGCGCTCATCGAATGTGATGCTCTCCTGGATGGCCACCTGAACCTTGTACTTGCCATCGAAGGACAGCAGCGAGATGTTGCCCTTCTTGCCACCAAACTTGGTGCCGTATTCGGCTGCCGACTGCTCGACGAAGGTATCGATCTCGCTGAACGCGCCGTCCTTGAACGTAGCTAGCTGCTTGTTCAGCTCGCGGCCACGCTCCACCAGCGCCATGACCAGCTCATCGCGCAGCAGGTCGATCGGCTTGATACGTTCGACCGGTACCAGACTGCCTTTGACGTCTTGGCGATAGCCGTCTGGGATGTTGGCTTGAATAGTCATCAATGCACTCCTCGGGTCTCTTTGGCCCGCTTTACGTTGTGGTGGTAATTAGCGGCCAGCTCGTCGAGTACGGCTTTCACTTGCTCTGGCTGGTTCGCTATGTGGGCCTGAACCGCCTTGTGCAGCATCGGGATGAGATAGGTCCGGTAGCCCTCAAGCTGGCACCAAAGGTCGGTTGTTTGCCGATTGGCGCGTTCCAGGGCGAGCCGCAGCTCGCCCTCGGAAAGCAGCTCAGGGTTGGCGAACGTGATTGGCGCTGAGACGTACATTTCGCCGCTCATCAATGCACCCTCCCAATCAGCCCAGCCACGCGAGGCTTGCCGACTACCCACTCGATCTCGCAGCCCAGCAGGTACGAGCGGCAGCGGACGAAGTGGCCGGGGGTCCGTTCCAGCGTCATGCCGCTGCGGCCCACGCGGACCATGTGCAGCGGCTGCTCGCACTCGACGACCAGGAACGGCCGCTCGCCTTCGACAGCTGTGAACTTGACGGAGCAACCACGCGCACGAAGCTCGCGGCCCACCTGGTTGGCCAAGGCGAGACACGCCTTGACCTGGTCGGTGAACACCTTGCTCTGATGCTTCTCTTCAAACGGGATCAGTGCGCCCATGTCACACCTCCATCACGATGTGGCCAGTGACTACCGGCTCGCCGAGATCCGCAGCAAGGTTCATCGCGGCGATCATCAGATTGCCGATGGCCAGCGGGTACAGCACGCTAAGCGTCTTGTTGCCGACGTTGTGCTGTAGGCGCTCGCCGATCGCGCGGATGCCTTCGGCATCGATGACCTTTTCCAGGTCCACGCCCACCCGGCCAAAGCGGAAGCGCAGAAAGGTTTCCAGCTCGGCCAGCGGTACCGGCTCCAGCTCGACCACCTGGATGCGCTGCACCACCTCCCGCAGCTCGGGGTTGCGCTCGTGCAGCTTCTTGGTGAGCAGCTCGGGCTGGCCGATCAGGACGATGTTCAGCAGCTTGCTGAATCCGCGCTCCAGTTCGCGCAGGCGCTTCAGGTGTTTCAGGGTTGGGATCGGCAGGCTGTGCGCCTCCTCAATAATGAGCAGGTGACGCATGCCGGATTCCGCGCTTGCCAGGAGCGCGCGGTGCATCTGGCGGAAGCGGGCCTCCGGCGATGACTTCGGCATCTCGGTCGGGTTGACCACCGCCATGATCGACTCGGCGATGTGGGCACTCTTCAGCGTTTTGCCCTTCTGGTCGTTGTCTTCCATGGCCAGCACATAGGGCTCGATCACCACAACCGGCGCGTCTTCAGCCTCAAGGCGGGCCACCAGTTCACGGCGCAGCGTCGATTTACCCGCGCCGGATTCGCCAACCACAGCCAGAAAACCATCATGCCGCGCTACCTGGTACATGCACTCACGGACGTAGCGGATGTCCTGGGACACGTACATATCATCAGCGCAGGTAAGGTCGTCGAATGGGTCGCGCAGCAGAGCAAAGGCTTTGCGAGCGGCTGGCATTAGGGTCTGTTTGCGTTTTAACATCGGTTCTGACTCCTGGTTGTTTTGGTCGAACGCTTCTGGGGGTTGCGGATCAGCCGTGTTAGCGCACGGCTGGTCCACCTGTACTTCTTCAAACACGTCGCCAATAGCGTCATTGGCGGCGCCGTTACTCAGCAGCCAGTCACGGATGCGCTGCTCCAGCTCAGTCCGGTCAAGGCTTTTCGGCCACAGGCCGTGGTTGATCAGCTGGGCGATGGTCGCCTTGCTCAGTTGCAGCGAGCGGGCCAGATCGGCCTGCTTTGGTTCGATCGCATCCAGCACCAATTTCAGTTTCAACATGCGTCACCTCCCACCAGCCGGAGACCCGGACGCTGTGGTTTGGGGTTGCGGATTAGCTCGGCGAAAGCCTCCAGCTCGGGCTCTGGAACGCCGTCCTTGTATGTTGCCTTCAGGGTTGCCATGGCCTCGGCGTTCCATTTTTCGCCCAGCATGGCTTTGAGCCGCTTGGCAGCGGCAACGTGGCTCAGCGGCGGTAGCTCCACCACAGGGCCAGTAAGCTTGTGTTCGGTACCGCGGCGCGGCAGGTGGGTCGGCAGGTTCGCGTCGGCCAGCGGTTTGTAGGGGTCCAGCTTGCCGGCCAGTGGCAGCGCCTTGGCTTTGCGCTCAGCCGCGGCTTCGTCTGCCGAGGTGGTGCCGGTCATCAGCTGCTCGATCGCCTTGTTGGCCTTCTGCGCGGAGGTGTCGGCATGGCTGGCAAACTCGCCAAACGTGACGCTGTGTTCGCCTTCTGAGAAGCCGTATTCGTCCTTCTCGATGCGCGGAATCACATAGATCACCTGGTGCCCTGCGGCGTTGGTGGCCACCACCTGGGCCGCGTCGCTGCGCCAGGGGTTGCGGGTGACCAGCACCTTCTCGTGCACCATCACACCGGGCACATCCTTGACCGAGTACTCAGCTCCCTGGAACGAGATCCGCAGACTCGGCTTGACCTTTCGCTCCACCGGCTCGGCAATGGCCAGTTCGCGGCAGACCTCAACCGGTGGGGCCTTAACCAGCTGCTGCTCGCTAATGCGCATCCAGGCTGAAGTGCGCGTCATGCCGTGGCGGCGATGCTTGCTTGTGGCGTTGAACACAGCCCGCCACTGAGCTGCCAGAGCGTTCAGCTCTGCCAGGTCCGCAACTGGGCGATAACGCAGGCCCGCTTCAAACTTCCGCTCGATGATGTTCCGCGCGTTCTCCACTTGGCCGGTGGCGCGGGCGCTGCCCGGTGCGTGGGCGATGGCTTCAATGCCCAGGCTCTTACACAGGTTCATGGTCATGGCGCTGGTGTTAGCGCTGCCGGGGTCCATGTACAGGATGCGCGGCACCCCGTGCAGCATGTCCGGCCCGCCGCGCTCCTGCAGGGCGTTGATAAGCACGCTGCAGAGGTTCTCGCCGCTCTCCGCACCCATCACGTATTCGACGTAGATCCAGCCGCTGGCGTGGTCAGTAATTTCATAGGACCACACCCGGTCAGCCATCACCCGCGCCAGATTCTTGGGCTTGTTCTTGTAGAACTCGCCCTGGTCCATGATGTGCAGCCCCTGCGCCTTAGCCGAAGGCTTGAGGTAGTAGAGAACACACAGCGACGCATCGATCTGCCAAACGTGGTTCGGGTGTTCGCTGCGCATCTCAACATGGGGTGCAGGTGCAGTGAGCTGGTCGATATGCAGCCCATACGCGCGAATCGCCCGGCGAATGGCGCTCTCGCTCAGCGGGGTAATCTCGCCGGTGCGCGGGTCCACTCGCTCGGCGCGCACAAGGCCGTTGGCGCGCAGTGCGGTCACCGCGTCCATCAGCGCCCAGATCACCTTGTCGTTGCCGCGGGTGGTCTCTTTGACGGCACCGACGATCAGTAGCGCCTCGTCGTAGGTCAGGTCAGATTTGCCCGCGTCGGCGCGCACCTTGCGTGGTTTTTTCACAGTCAGTTCCCGCAGCTTGCGGTGCAGCGTGGCCAGGGAGATACCCAGCTCGCCACACGCCTGCTCATAGATGGCCTGTTTGCCGCCATGGCCAGCGGCGCGTATGGCTTGTGCCACAGCAACCAGGCGTTCGGTCATAACGGCGCTCATGGTCAGTTGCCCTCGATCGCCGCTTGCGCGCGCTCAAGCGCGTCCGGTGCCATCCAGTCGGTGGCGTCCGGGTCGTCGTTGTCGGGCAGGTCGTAATCCTCGCGGATGGCCAGAATGTTCAGCTCGATCTGACGCAGCAGGTTGGCCAGGTAGGCGCGCTGGTCCTGACCGGTTTCCGCCCCAGCGTTCACCAGCGTTTCAAAGGCACAGCGCAGCTTGTTGGTGAGCAGGCTTTCAGCCTCAAAGGCCATGCCGGTCACTTCCAGGCGCAGCTCCTTCACCGCTTCAGCTGGGGGCATGGTCTGGATGCGGCGCTTGGCTTTCTCCAGCTCCTGCTTCACCTGGTCCAGCTCCTGGGCACGGTTGGCCAGCACCTGGCTCTGGGCGTCGTAGTCGGCATGGGCCTCGTCACGCTCTTTGGTCAGCTGTTCCTTTTCAGCCTGGTGCTTGGCAATCAGCTCCTCGGCCAAAAACTCAACCGCCTCGTGGTTGCCGGTTTTGGCGGCCTCGATCAGGGCGGAGCGGGAGTCCTCGGGCAGCTTGCGGAACTGGCGCAGCTCGCGGTAGCCGATGCCCATGCGGGACATGGATTCGAGGGCTTCTTCGCCGAAGGCGCGGAGATTCGTTATGTCCAGATCGGCCTTATCAACTGAGATGTTCAGCAGGTTGCAAAACTCCTCCCACGTGCCTTTCAACTCCGAACCGTTCGGACTTTTCTTTCCAGACAAAGCCTTGTAGAGCTTGTTTTCCTTGACGTAGGCGAGCTTTGAAGTCCGAACCGTTCGGGAAAACTCTTCAAATGCTCCAGCCATTTGGGTTTGCCCCAGCAGCTGGTTGACCAAGTCGCGTTCTTCGCTGTGCTCGGCAATCAGGGCGCTGCCGGTGTTCTGCAGCTGACTCAGCGCTTGCTCATCCAGCGGTGCAACATCAACGGGCTCGGTGGTCGTGGTTTTTGTGCGGGCCATGGTCGTTCCTTAGTAGTGGCTGCCAGCAGCAACGCGCTGGTTCAGTTCGTGGATGCGGTTGGTGGCGCGGGCCATCTCGTCTGCATGTGCCTGGGCGATCTGCAGCGCGGCAACGCTCAGGGCAAAGCGGCCGTTGTCCAGCTTCGTAGCAAAGCCCTCACTGATGAGGGTGTTCATGCAGCGGGTGACCGCGCTCGGCGGGATGCTCAGCGCCTTGGCAATGTCGCTGTTGCTCAAGCCGCTTAGCGTCTGGCCGCGCAGTGCCTTCATCACGCGCAGGCAGCGGGCGCCGCTCTCGCTGGTGCGGGCAAATTCCTTACTCATCGTCATGCTCTCCAAGGTCGAGTTGCGGGGTCTTGTGTTGGGCAACGTTGCCGTGGTGCCAGCCCAGGCTCTCCATCGCGCACTGGATCGTGGCCAGGGTGTGGTCCGCATCCTGCTGGCCGGCGTGAAAGGCCAGCAGCGCGCCGGTGGTGGCATGCAGCAGCGCCTGCAGCTCATGGATTTCAGTGGCGTCGCAGGCTTTTCCCGTTGGCATGTCGATCGCCAGCTTGCCGGCGCTGGCTGCCAGCCACTGGGTCACGTAGTGGCAGCCGCAGGCAGCTTCATAAGCGGGGATCATCACGGCAGGCATGCGGCCGCTGGCCAGCCACTTGTAAAGCGCCCAGTGGTTCGGCAATCCCATGCGCTCGGCAATGCGCTGTTCGCTCATGTTGTGCTTGACCAGGGCGTACTGCTTGCACAGCTCCATCGCGTGCAGCAGCGAGGTGGGTCGAGCGGTTTTCCAATTTCTGCGGATCATTGGAAGCCCCCGAAGCGTCTGCTGCGCGACTGCTCCAAACAAATACCGTTTTTGCCTATGGGCAAAAGCGTTTCAACGGGCATAGCCTTTTGATGTACATTCACTTGCATGAGGGCTTACCCGATGGCTGATCAAGACAAGCGTCTTTTGACCCTTGAAGGGCAGATGGCCGGTATGGCAAAGGCTTGGCTGTATCTGGCAGCGCAAATTGAGATCCAGGGGCAGCTTGAGCCTGAGAAGATGCAATCCGCTCTTCTGAATGCTCGCTGGCCTGATCAACCCTTTGAGCACCACGCTCAGCAGCTGATGAGGTATCTGGCTGATCAGCTGGCCGAAGCGCGGGAGTCTCGGCGGGCGCAGGAGCTTTACCAAAGGACCGGTCGCGATGAGTAAAGCCATACGCATTGCGGGCTTCGTCGCCCTGGGCAATTGGCCCGGCAGTCAGCAGCTCACCCACGGCCAGGATCTGCAGCTGGTTCAGCAGCTGGCGCTCGCCGGTGGTAATGCGCTGGATCGCACCGTTGTGCTGATAGCGGGTGATGGCGTCACGCAGGGCGTTGAGCGTATCGGCCTGCGAGACAGGCGAGCTGGCGATAACAACGTCCAGCAGGCGGCTGTAGGCGTCGATCGGTTCGGCCGGGCCGAATGCGGGTTGCAGCTTGAGGGTCATGGCGGCGGCCTCAGGCTGCTAGCTGTTCGACTGAGAGCTTCAAGCCGAGCTTGATAGCGATCTCATGTGCGGTGCCGCGGTGGCCTTTGAACTGGCCATTGATCACCATGTACACGGTGCGGCGGTTGTACTCATTGGCCTCTGCCCAGGTAGCAATGGCTACACCTGCAGCCTGGAAGAGTTCTTTGACCTTCTCGCCGGAATACGGCTTGCGGGTGGGTAGCGGATACGGGACTTTCATGGCTGAGTTCCTGTCGGCTGAAAGATTACTAATCAGTCAACGCATGTGCAGTGCGTTGGTATGGATTGATGATGGTACGCAAAAGCGTACCTGTCAAGAGGATTTGTACCCTTATGGAATCCATTGGTGACCGGATACGCGAAGAGAGAGACCGCCTTGGTTTTAATCAAACGGCGTTCGGTGCAATTGGCGGGGTTAGGAAGCAAGCGCAACTCAAGTATGAAAAGGGTGAGCGCTTTCCCGGTGCCGACTACTTGGCGGCCATTGCGAAGGTTGGCGCTGATATTCAGTACGTAGTAACAGGACAGAGAGCTTCGTCTGCGCTAGCAGCGGATGAGCAAGAGCTTGTCGGTTTGTTTCGAGCAGCCCCTTTAGCGGTCAAGGCTGCTGCTATCGGAGCGTTAAGGGGCGCTGAAGTTGCTCAGCAAAAGAACACGCAGAAAGTCAGTAAAGGCGTAGGCCAGCAGTTCAATGCAGGCGTGGGAACCGTCACTTCTGGAGATATAACGAACGCAGGGAAGAAGGAATGAGGCAGGAATTTAACGATGTAGTCGACCAAGTCGCTGCGGGGGATATAAAAAACTACTTCGCTTCAAATGCACCATCGCCAGACGGGGTTCTTGGCCCTCGTCGGCGAGAGGCTCTCAACGGCTTGGTCGCGGCGGTTGCCGATGAGTGCAACCAATCGAGTCGCCACCTTTGGGTAACGGTAGTTCACGTGGCCACGGGTGTTAACACTGTCGGGCAGATCCGCGATAGTCAGTATCAGGACGCGGTGAATGCGCTTGAGCAGTTCCGGGAAAACTTCCGAGAGCAGCGCCGCAGAGAGGACCTGCGTGCGCGTCTGAAGGAGCTGTCCGTTGGCAAGCGCTCCGCTGATGAGTTGAAGCGCTTTTGCCTAGCGGTGCTCGGGGACGCCCACCTTTACGACATGCCGAGCGAGAAGCTGAGAGAAGCAGTTGCGCACATGGAGCAGTACCAGCAACAACAGCAGGAGCGCCTGCAGCATGGCAAAGCTGGCGCTGAGCAGCCTGAAGGCATGCCAATCAGGAACCTGATTCGTGCATATCCTATTCACTGCTTAATTCTGGGCGGGATTGGTTTTCTATTTGGGTTGATGTTCTAGGGTGATTGGTAATCAAGGAGAGGCCAAGATGGCTGAAGGTAAAGGGAAATATTCAAGAGTACTAGCGGCGGCAGCAACCGCCATTCTGGTTCTGTCGGGCTGTACGAGCGTCAAATACAATGGCGGTGACATTCGGGTGCACTCCATCAACGAGCCAACCCCCGGCCAGGTAGTGACCCGCTCCATTGGGGATCAAATGCTCACCAAGGGCGTGGTGGTTGAGGAGTTTGTGCTGGCAGTGGCGCAGCCGATCCATGGGGCGCTGTATGCCATTCCCGCCGGGGATTATGCCCAGTTGGGCTCGGATGAAAGGAATTACTTCTACTCGCCAGTGGGGGTGACCAAAAGCCCGATTGCAGATCCTATTACCGCTCTGGCGGTTGGGCGGGCACCCGGTTCCGAGCTGTGTGCGGTCAGCGTCTTTGGTACCAGTTCCTGCTACGCAGGGAACTTTACCCGGAAGAAACGCACGCGCCCGGGTGAGACGGGGTTTCATCAAACCCTGCTCTATAACGGCCGCGTAGGTGACAAGATCAATATCGGCTACCGCGAGTTCAGCAACGACATGGCCCGCCCCGCCTTCAACAACGACGTGGAGTACGATCTGTCAGCCTCTGCGGTGATTGGTTACAAGGGGGCATCCATCGAGATCATCAAGGCCGATAACAGCAGCATCACTTACCGGGTGATACGCAGCTTTGCGGGGCAGTAGGCGCGAACAACGCTGAGCCTGGATATTCTTGACCTTAGTGGAGAGAGCATATGGGCTTGGGTATCCACAGTTTGCCGACAGTTTTTGCCTTGGCTGCTTGGCAGCGGATCGCTCAGGAAATTGATGCGCCACCGGCTGTAAAAGAATCTCTGGAGGTGGAAGTCCTGCGGCTGCATGAGTCTGCCGCAAGTCAGCGGGACTTCGTTCGGGCCGTTCGCGCGGTGCTTCATGGCCATGCATGGAAGTGGCCGCGAGGTCGGTATTTGCTGGTGGAGCGCTTGGAGGAAGAACCGCTTGATGATGACTACTTTGATGCCTTGTATCACTGGTTTACGTCATCAGCGCATCAGCTTTATCGCCGGGGCCAGATACGAGCGGCGTTAGCCGACGGAGGGTCATATACAATCCGTTTGTCGGTGGCAGACCAGCTGGCACCATGCGGTGCTGAGGATTCTCAGGAGTTGCAGCCAACCAAAGAAGTGTTGGAGCGATTGCCTCCCTGCAACCATCCATTTTGCACATGCAACTGGCTTTTAAAGCGAGACATCTAGCGCCTTTCGATTTTTGCGCCGGCAAAATTACACCTAACCCCCAATAGCTCACCCTGAAGCTCTGAATGGTTCCAACCTCAGACTTCAGGAGATGAGCAATGTACAGTTCCCCCGCGTGTAACCCTCAATCCCGCCTGCCAAGGCTGACGCTTTGGATTCTGGTTTCTGTGTTCCTGCTGGTTGCCCTGGCGCTTGCTGCGCCCGAGCAGATGCCGGTGATCGCCTACAAGGTCGCTCTGGTGACCCTGGGCGTTGTGCTGGCCTACTGGCTGGATCGCGCGCTGTTCCCGTATGCCCGCCCGCATGAATGCCTGCCGAACCGCAACTGCCCCGGCGGTGGAAGTACTGACACGCAAGAGGCCTACCGCTACACCATCGCCTTTGCTGCCGCCTGCCTGCGCCGCTCGCTGATCGTGCTGGCCTGCGTGCTCGGCCTGACGCTGGGGCTCTGACCATGCAGGCCCGCGATCGTATCGACCGCCGAGGCAACTGCCGCCTGTTCAGCCTGATTGTGCTGCTGATCTGGGTGATCATCTTTGCCTTGGCCAACTGCCAGCCCGCTGCTGCCGACGTGCCCCGTGCTGCTGAGCAATACCGGCGCGACCTGGTGCGTGTTGCTCAGCATGGCTTTGGGCTCGGTGCGCCGGTGGCAACGCTGGCGGCGCAGATCCATCAAGAGAGCGGCTGGCGACCGCATGTGACGAGCCATGCCGGCGCCCAAGGGCTCGCGCAGTTTATGCCGGCAACCGCCGCGTGGATGGCTGAGCTGTATCCGCGCCAGGTTGGCCCGGCCCAGCCGTTCAACCCCGGCTGGGCACTCAGAGCCATGGTGGCTTACAACCAATGGCACCTTGAACGCATCCAGGCCGCGAGCCCCTGCGAGAAGTGGGCAATGGCGCTGGCCGCTTACAACGGCGGCCTCGGGTGGATCAACCGCGACCGCCGGTTGGCGTCGGCTTCCGGGGCCGACCCGCTGACCTGGTTCAATTCTGTCGAGCGGTACAACGCAGGCCGCTCGGCTGCCAACTTCCGCGAGAACCGCAACTATCCCCGCAACATCCTCACTCGCTGGGAGCCGCTGTATGTGGCTGCAGGCTGGGGGCCGGGTGTGTGTGCTGAGAGGTATCAGCTGTGAAAAGAGAAGTAAACCTCACGTTTGCAGAGCTGATTGGTCTTTTCAGACAAGGCGACGATTTCCGCTGGATGTGGCTCAGGGCATGGCTGTGGCAGCAAATGCGGCCGTACCTCAAAGGGCTGCTGATCGGCGTACTGCTCACCATGCTTGCGTTCGTGCTGGGCGCTAGCTTCGCCTCTGGTGTCAGCCACGTGTTGCTGTCGAATACGCCGCCAGCCGAGATGAGGTGCGCGCAATGAGCCGTTACCTGATTGCGGGCGCGCTGGTAATCGCCGCTGCTCTTGGGCTGCGTTGGCTGCTGGGCTACGTGGAGGATGCAGGCCACCAGCAAGGCAAGCTGGAAGCGCAGCTGGCGTGCTCAGGCGCACAGACCCAGCAGCTGCAGGACTTGATCAGTTCAACCAAAGGGTTAACCGAGCAGGCACACGCCGCCAGCACTGCGCTCAATCTCTCAATAAGCGCCCGCCAGCAGGCAGACGCCAACACCACAAAGGAGCTGACCGATGCGCTCGACCGTACTGCTGCTGAGCGTGCTCAGTGCCGCTTTGATGATGACAGCATGCGCCACACCACCGCCGCCCGTGATCGTGCAGCAGAAGCCGCTGCCAGCGGCCTTGGCGGTGCCGTGCCCACCGCCGGTGGCGATGAATGACAACAGCGCAGATGCGGCATTGCTGACGCTGAAGCAAATGTACGACCTGTATGGCCTCTGCGGGGGCCGGCTGGTCGAGCTGGTGAACTACCTGCAGGAGAAACGCTGAATGGAAATCGACTTGCTCATCCGTGCCGGCCAGTTCGTGTTCACCGTCGCCGTGGGCATCTTCTCGATTGCCGCCGCGCGTAAATCCAGTTCCAAGGCCGATGCCGAGGCGTTGGCCCAACGGCTCAGCAGCCAAGACTCCCGAATCCTCACGCTGGAGCAGCAGCTGCTGCACATGCCAGACAGCCACCAAATGTCCGAGCTGGCCGGGGACATGAAGGCCATCAAGGCAGAGCTTGCGGGGGTGGCTCGGGAACTGGCCCCTTTGGCCAGATCTGTCGACCGAATCAATGACTACCTACTGAATGCGAGGGCTCAATGAGCAAATACGCCAACTTTCTCAGCGAAGACCGCCGCCTGGTGATCCTGCGCATCCTGGCGGAAATGCCCACCTACCGGGCCAACAGCTCGGTGTTGCATGCCGTGCTGCAGGAATGGGGGCACGAACCCAGCCGGGACCAGGTCAAGTCCGAACTGCGTTGGCTGGAGGAGCAGCAGCTGGTTGTGCTCGATGACGTGAGCGACGGAGCGGTGCTGCTGGCCAAGCTGACTGAGCGCGGCTCCGACGTCGCAGCGGGCCGTGCTCGCGTTGATGGCGTGAAGCGTCCAGGAGCCTGACCATGGGCCGAAAATCGAGCATCGACAAGCTGGACCCAGGCGTCCGGTCCCACATTGAGCGCCGCCTGCGTGAAAACCGCATGACGCTCGATGAGCTGATCGAGGACCTGCACGAGCAGTTCCCCCAATCCGACAAACCCAGCCGCTCAGCCGTTGGCCGCTACAAGGTCAGCTTCGATGAGATGAGCAAGCGCCTGCGCGAGCAGCAGGCCATGGCCAGCCTGCTGGTCGAGGAGCTGGGCGAGAACCCGGACGACAAGGCCGGCGCGCTGATGGTGCAGTCCATCACCACGCTGACAACCCATGCCGCCCTGGGCGCGCAGATCGACGAAGAGACCACGGTTGATGACGTGCGCAAACTGGCGCGCGCCGCCAAAGACGTGCTCGCCGCCCGCAAGGTCAGCCGCGAGGAGCGCAAGGCGATCGAGCGCGAAGCCCGCGAGGCATTAATCCAGGAGCAGGAGCAGCGCCTGGAAGAGATGCGCGGCAGCGACGGCATGAGCGAGCAGCTGGAAAGCCGCATCCGCAACATTCTGCTGGGTAAAGCCTGATGGTCCTGCCTCCCGCCAAGCCGCTTGCCGCCGTCAGCGCCCCGCGCAAGATCGACCTTGCAGAGGAAATGGCCCTGCACGGCGTTGAAGTGCCGCAGGACATTGCAGAAGCAGTCGCCGCAAACGAGCCGGTGTTCCTCGGGTACCAACAGCGCTGGTTTGAGGACGAGAGCCAGATCATGATCGCGGAGAAGTCGCGCCGCACTGGTCTCACCTGGGCGGAGGCCGGCCGCAACGTGGTCAACGCGGCAAAGCCGAAACGCCGCGGCGGCTGCAACACCTTCTACGTGGGCAGCAAGCAGGAGATGGCGCTGGAATACATCGCCGCCTGCGCGCTGTTCGCCCGCGCCTTCAACGAGCTGGCCGAGGCCGACGTCTACGAGCAGACGTTCTGGGATGACGGCAAGAAGGAAGAAATCCTCACCTACATGATCCGGTTCCCCAAGACCGGACGGAAGATCCAGGCGCTCAGCAGCCGGCCGAGCAACCTGCGCGGCCTGCAGGGCGACGTAGTGATCGATGAGGCGGCGTTCCATGAGTCGCTGGAAGAGCTGCTGAAGGCGGCGCTGGCTCTGACCATGTGGGGCAACAAGGTTCGCCTGATCAGCACCCACAACGGCGTGGACAACGCGTTCAACGGCTACATCCAGGATGCCCGCGAGGGCCGCAAGGACTACAGCGTCCACCGCATCACATTGGATGATGCGATCGCCGAGGGCCTGTACAAGCGGATCTGCTTTGTCACCGGCCAGACCTGGTCAGCAGAAGCCGAGAAAAAGTGGCGCGATGGCCTGTACAAAAACGCCCCCAATACCGAGAGCGCCGACGAAGAGTACGGCTGCGTGCCCAAGAAGTCCGGCGGCGCGTACCTGTCGCGCGTGCTCATCGAGCAAGGCATGGTGGCGGACCGCTCGATCCGCATTTACCGCTACGAGGCACCTGCAGGCTTTGAGGAATGGACCCCGGCCATGCGCGAGGCCGAGATCGAGCAGTGGTGTACTGAGAACCTGCTGCCAGAACTGGCGCGGCTCAACCCGCGCGACCGCCATGTGTTCGGCGAGGACTTTGCCCGCCGGGGTGACCTGACCGTGTTCGTGCCGATGGCCATCCGGCCGGACCTGCGCAAGCGCGTGCCCTTTACCGTCGAGCTGCGCAACGTGACCTACGAGCAGCAGCGCCAGGTGATGTTCTTCATCTGTGAGCGGCTGCCTCGACGCGGCGGCCTGGCATTCGACGCCACCGGCAACGGCGGCTACCTGGCCGAGCAGGCCGCGCTCAAGTACGGCAGCCAGGCTGTTGACCAGGTGCACCTGTCGCAGTCCTGGTACCACGAGTGGCTGCCCAAGCTGAAAGGCGAGTTTGAGGCGCTGAACATCGAGGTTCCACGCCACCAGACTGTCCTCGATGACCTGCTGTCGATCAAGGTCGAGGCCGGCGTCCCGGTGATCGACAAGGGCCGCAAGAAGGATCTGGAATCCCAGAGCGGCAAAGGCAAGCGCCACGGCGACTTTGCGGTCGGCCTGGTGATGGCTGTGCGCGCCAGCTTCATGGACGGCACTGAGATCGACTTTACCGCCGTACCCAAACACTCCCGCGGCTTCGACAACCTCGACGCCGATGACACCGATATCGACCTGCCGGAGCAATCAGCATGGTGACCACTTCACGCATCCTCGGCCCAGACGGCCAGCCGCTGCGCACCGAGGATCTGCGCGAGCCGCAGACCGCACACCTGACCAGCCTGCACCACGAAGTGGGCGGCCACCCGTCCCGCGGGCTTACGCCGTCCAAGCTGGCCAGCATCCTCGACGGCGCAGAGCAAGGCGACGTGGTAGCGCAGTTCGAGCTGTTCGAGGACATGGAAGAGAAAGACGGCCACATCATGTCGGAGATGTCCAAGCGCCGCCGCGCAATCACCGGGCTTGAGTGGGACATTGTGCCGCCAGACAACGCCACCGCTGCCGAGAAGAAGGCCGCAGCCGAGCTGTACAGCCTGCTGCAGGGGCTGGATGACTTTGAGGAGGTTCTGTTCGACACCACCGACGCGATCGGCAAAGGCTTCGTCTGCCAGGAGATCGAGTGGCAGCACTCCGCCGGCATCTGGCTGCCGCGCCACATCGATCACCGCCCGCAGAGCTGGTTCCAACTGGCGCGTGGCGTGCGGCAGGAGATCCGCCTGCGCGGCTCGGCCGGTGGTGAGGCTCTGCAGCCCTTCGGCTGGATTACCCACGCGCACCGCGCCAAAAGCGGGTACCTGGAGCGCTCTGCGCTGTTCCGCGTGCTGGTGTGGCCATACCTGTTCAAGAACTACAGCGTGGGCGACCTGGCCGAGTTTCTGGAGATCTACGGCATCCCTATGCGCGTGGGCAAGTACCCCAGCGGCGCTACCCAAGCGGAGAAGCTGACCCTGCTGCGCGCGCTGGCAGCCCTGGGCCACAACGCCGCCGGCATCATCCCGAACGGCATGGAGCTGGAGTTTCTCAACGCGGCCGAGGGCGACCCGGCTGCATTCAAGCTGATGATCGAGTGGTGCGAGAAGACGCAGAGCAAAGCCATCCTCGGCGGCACCCTGACCAGCCAGGCCGATGGCGCGAGCAGCACCAACGCCCTGGGCAACGTCCACAACGAGGTGCGCAAGGAACTGCGCGACTCTGACGCCAAGCAGGTGGCCAAGACGCTCAGCCGCGACCTGATTTACCCGATCGCGCTGCTCAACGGCCTGGTGATCAACTGGGAGCGCTGCCCGCGATTCAAGTTCGACCTGCAGGAACCGGAAGACCTCAAGTACTACGCTGACGCACTGCCCAAACTGACCGCGCTGGGCATTCAGGTGCCACGCCAGTGGGCACAGGAGCGCCTTGGCATCCCTGAGCCAGAGGGCAACGAAGACGTGCTTCAGCCGCCGCAGAAAGCCCCCGCGCCAGAGGCAGAGCCGGCCACAAAGACCGCAGCGGCCACCGCGCAACAAGGCGCACTCACTGCAGCCGACCGGCTGGACGATCACCTACAGCCGGCGACCGCGACCTGGATCGAGCAGATCCGCCAGCTTGTGGAGCGAGCAGACAGCCTGGAGCAGATCCGCGATGGGCTGGCCAACCTGCTGCCGGGCATGAGCATCGAGCAGTACGCCGAGGGTATGGCGCAGGCGCTGGCTGCAGCGGCCCTGCAGGGCCGACTGGATATCATCGAGGAGGCCGCCCGTGGCCGTTAGCGCTGTCAGCCTGCCGTTCCGCGAGCAGAACGAGTTCCTGCGCCGTAAGCTCAACCTGCCGACCGAGTCCTGGACCGATATCTACACCCGCGAGCACGACTACGCGTTTGTGGTAGCCGGTGCCAACCGCGACGAGCTGGTGGCCGATTTTCGCCAGGCGGTGGAGAAAGCCATCACCGGCGGCACCAGCCTTGAGGAGTTCCGCCGCGAGTTCGACGCCATCGTCGCGCGTCATGGCTGGAGCTACAACGGCGGCCGCAACTGGCGCAGCCGGGTGATCTACGAGACCAACCTGCGCAGCAGCTACATGGCCGGCCGCTACGAGCAGCTGATGGCCGTGCGCGAGGAGCGCCCCTACTGGCAGTACATCCACAGCGATGCGGTGGAACACCCGCGCCCGGAGCACGAAGCCTGGAACGGGATGATCCTGCACTGGAGCGACCCGTGGTGGCAGTACCACTTCCCGATCAACGCCTGGGGCTGCCAGTGCAGCGTGCGCGCCCTGAGTCAGCGCGACCTTGAACGTATGGGCAAGACCGGGCCAGACACCGCGCCGCCCATCGTCATGGAACAACGCATCATCGGCCAGCGCAGCCCCAACGGGCCGCGCGTGGTGGAGGTGCCCAAGGGCATCGACCCCGGCTTTGAGTACGTGCCGGGCCAATCACGGCTGAATAGCCAGATCCCGCCGGAGCGGCCCGACCCACCATTGCCGGGTTCGACCGGCGGGCCGGGCTTACCCAATACGCGGCCATCAGACGAGCTGCCGACGCCCCGGCCGGCGCCAGCGGGCCTGCTGCCACCCAACCTGCCGGCGCAAGATTACGCCGAGGCATTCCTGCAGGCGTTCGGTGCTGATATGGATACTCCAGTGGTCTTCCGGGATGTGCTGGGCGAGCGCCTGGTGGTTGGTAGCGAGCTATTCACCAACGCCAAAGGCCAGCTCAAGTCGATGAAGAACGAGCGCGGCCCCTTCATGGCACTGCTGGCCGCGGCCCTGCGGTTGCCAGATGAGATCTGGGCACGAGTGGAATGGCATCACGGGCAGAAAAAGGCCGTGGTTCGGCGCCGCTATGTTGCGCAGTACCTGGTAGAGGGTGAGTCGACGCCAATGCTGGCCGTGTTTGAGCTGGGCGTAGACGGTTGGTCTGGTGTAACGACGTTTCGACCAGAGCAAGACATCAACGATATGCGGGTGGGCGTGCGGTTATACAGGCGGGAAGAATGAGCCAGGGGCCGGCACCCCTGGCACTGCCGCGCTTGGATGTTCAATAGCCGGGAACCCCACGCAGCAGCTTGGCCACAGTATAGGATCAACCCATGGCAGGTGCCACACTCGAATTCGACAACAGCCAGGCGCTGGCGATCATCAACCAGGCCGCGCAGGCGCTAGGCGACCCGTCGCCACTGCTGCGCAGCATGGGCGAGTACCTGCTGATTGCCCACGATCAGCGCTTCGCCAGCCAGACCTCACCAGACGGCAAGCCTTGGCAGGCGCTGAGCCCGGCCTACCAGCGCCGCAAGAAGAAAAACAGAGACAAGATCCTGCAGGCTGATGGCTACCTGAAGAACACCCTGGTCTACCAGGTGAACGGCGGCGAGCTGCTGTTTGGGAGTAACCGGGTCTATGCGGCCATTCACCACTTCGGCGGCACCATCGATGTTGCTGCCCGCAGCCAGCAGGCATACTTCAAACAGGAACGCAGCGGCGCGATCGGCAATCGATTCGTACCGAAGCGCAAAAGCAACTTTGCCCAGTGGGTGACCATTGGCAACTACTCGATCCAGATCCCGGCCCGGCCGTGGCTGGGTACCAGTGACACTGATAGCGAAGAACTGACCAATATCGCTCTCGACTACATCCGCAAGGCCGGTTTTGGCGCAAGCCCCTAAAACGCCCGCAGAAGCCCCTGAGGGCGTTTACCGGCTACGGATGCTCGCACCAAACCCCGTTTCACGCTGATTTAGCGTTTATAAACGCGTTTAGCGCCACTCCTTTGCCTCGGTTGTGCTCTCACCTGCATCTGCAGACTGAAATTCCCCGCCTGCTGATTTTTGCGCCCGCAAAAATACAAACGCTCCCGCAGGGCCAATCATGGCCCCATGAAAAGACATCTCTCCCACTTCGCCATTGCCCCGTGCTCGTTTCAGATGCCGGAGGCTGCCAACGGCAACCTGGTCCGCATTCAGGTGACGCCGGCTGGATTCTTTCGTCCGGCTGACGGTCGCCAGATCGACGTGCCGGGCTGGTACATCGACGCCAGCATCGCGCAGCGGGTGATTGAACGCTTCAACGCTCGCGTCCAGCCGCTGGTGCTCGACTACGAACACCAGACCCTGAACAAGGAAAAGAACGGCCAGCCGGCTCCGGCCGCAGGCTGGTTCCAATCCCTGGAATGGGAGGAAGGCGTCGGCTTGTTTGCCATCGCTGAGTTGACCGACCCCGCACTGGAGCACCGCAAGAAGAAGGAGTACCGCTTCTTCAGCCCGGTGTTTGAGTACAACGGCACCACCGGCGAAGTGGTCGAGCTGCACATGGGTGCCATTACCAACAACCCGGCGATCCACGGCCTGCAGGAAATGACCCTGCTGGCCGCGGCCACGTTCGGGTTTCACCAACCCGAGGATGACTCCGTGAATGAACTGCTCAAAGCGCTGCTCGCCGCGCTCGGCTTGCCCGAAACCACAACCGAACAAGCAGCCATCACCGCGCTGACCGCGCGCCTGGCTGAAGACCCACTGACCAGTGTGCGCAAAGCCCTTGCGCTGGATGAAAAAGCCGACCAGGGCGCCGTAATCGCCGCCTGCACCGCGCTGCAAACCAAGGTCGCCTCTGTTGATCCGGCCAAGTTCGTGCCGGTTGACCAGGTGGCAGCAATGCAGACGCAACTGGCTGCACTGACTGCCCGCCTGCAGGAGCGTGACGACAAGGAAGTCACCCAACTGATTGATGCAGCTCTGGAGGATGGTCGCCTGGCCAAAGCGCTGGAGCCTTGGGCACGTGAGCTGGGCAAGTCGAACGTCGCCGCGCTGACCTCGTATCTGGATTCGGTCACGCCGATCGCGGCGCTCACCAGCACTCAGACCAAAGGCAAGGCGCCGGTGGTCGACAACGAAACCGGACTGACCGAGGCCGAGCTGGCGGTATGCGCGGCGACCGGCATCAGCGCCGAGCAATTCAAAGCCCAGAAGGAGGCTTAACCCATGGCACTCACTGCTGACCGCAACACCAAGCGCCGTGATGGCGTGCTGTACAGCGACCCGGTCGCTGCAGCCACCCGCATCTTTGCCGGCTCCATTGTGTGCCTGGATGCATCGGGCAACGCCGTGCCGGGGTCAACCGCAACCACGCTGACCGCTCGGGGCGTTGCCCAGGAGCAGGTCGACAACCGCGACGGCGCTGCAGGTGATCTGCGCGTTGAAACCCGCCGCGGGGTGTTCCCGTTTGCCAACAGTGCCAGCACGGATGAAATCACCCGCGCTGACATCGGCAACAGCGCGTACATCGTCGACGACGAAACCGTGGCCAAAACCAACGGCACTTCCACCCGCTCAGTTGCTGGCGTTATCCGCGATGTGGATGACAGCGGCGTCTGGGTCGAGATTTAAGGAGCAAGACCCAGATGATCATCAACAGTGGCAACCTGAAAACCCTGAATGTCGCGTTCAAGGCCGCGTTTGCACAGGCATTCGCTGATGCGCTGGTCGACTACGACCAGATCGTGCTCGAAGTGAACTCGACCACCTCCACCGAGGAGTACGGCTGGCTGGGTCAGACTACCGGCTTCCGTGAGTGGATTGGGGACCGCGTCATCCAGAACCTGAAGCAGCACGGCTATTCGATCAAGAACCGCACCTTCGAGAACACCGTCGGTGTTCCGCGTGAAGCGATCGAGGACGACCAGTACGGCGTGTACACCCCGCTGATGGCCCAGCTTGGCCAAGACGCGAAGGAGCACCCGGCCGAGCTGGTGTATGCGCTGCTGAAAGACGGTTTCAACCAGAAGTGCTACGACGGCCAAAACTTCTTTGATACCGACCACCCGGTGCTGAACAAGGCCGGTGACGAGCAGTCGGTCAGTAACTTCCAGGGCGGTTCTGGCACGCCGTGGTTCCTGCTGGATACCACGCGCATGATCCGGCCGATCCTGCTGCAGAAGCGCAAGCCGTACAACTTCGTGGCCAAGAACCAGGAAACTGACGAGAACGTGTTCACACGCAAGGAATTTGTGTACGGCGTGGATGCTCGTCTCAACGTCGGCTTTGGCCTCTGGCAGCTGGCCTATGCCAGCAAGCAGACGCTGGATGCCACCAACTTCAGCGCTGCTTATGCAGCGATGCAGGGCCTGAAGGGCGACAACGAGCGGCCGCTGGGCATTCGCCCGAAGCTGCTGGTAGTGCCGCCGACGCTGCGCGAAGCCGCGCTGGAGGTCGTCAAGGCCGAGCGCAATGCCGCCGGTGCAACCAACATCAACCGCGACGTGGTCGACGTGCTCGTCACCCCGTGGCTGGCGTAAGGGGGCACCATGGCTGCCAAGAAACCCGCTACCAGCAACAAGGGTCAGGAGCCGGCGTCGAGCGCGCCGGTCACTGACCAGGCAACCCAACAACCCACCGAGAAAGCGGCCTCGGCCGCTACCGCTGCTCCGGCAGCACAGGAGATGCCCGGCGCGGAGGCCGCCAAGGATGGTGCTGCCGTTGAAGCGCTGTGGATTCGATCGGTACCGGAGTCATTCCGCCGCTGCGGCTTCCGCTTTACCCGTGAGGGTTTCGGCATCGCGCTGGATGCCCTGACGGATGAGCAGATCGAGACGCTGGAGTCTGACCCCAATCTGGTGGTCGAGCGCACCAGCGTCACCACCGAGGATGACGCCGAGTGAGCTACATCACCCACGCCCAGCTGGCCGAGCGGCCAGGTGCAAAGGAGTTGGCCGAGGCGGCTACTCCGGCGCACCTGCGCGCGACCCCGCCAGAGCTGATGGAAGCCGCCCTGACCGGCGCCGACCGCAGCAGCTGGACGGCTGACGAAAACGCCCGAGCCGATGAGGCCCTTGCCCGCATTGATGATGCGGTGAAAGACGCTGCAGCGGTGATTGACGGATTCCTGGCCAAGCGTGGGTACCTGCCACTCGATCCGGTGCCGGACATGGTGACCGTGTGGTGCCGGGCCATCACCCGGTACAACCTGCACCAACACCGGGTAAGCAACGAAGGCACCGACCCGATCGTGCGGGACTACCGCGACGCGATGAAGCTGCTGCAGCTGACCGCAGACGGCAAGTTCAGCCTGGGCGGCAATGATCCGGTGCAAGCCAGCCCGAGCGCGGTTGATGTGCGCTTTGATGCGTCGCCGAGTGTGTTCAGCCGCAACGAGCTGAAGGCGTTCCGATGAATCCGCTGGATACCTCAATCATCGAAGCGCGCCTGAAGGCCGCTGTGCCGGCACTGGATACCGTTGCTGGCGTGGTTGAGTACAGCCAGATCAAGGATCTGAGCAGCTTCCGGCCAGGCACTGCGTATGTGGTGCTGGCCTCAGAGCGCAACCCGGCTGCTGGCACCCCGCAGCCGCGCAAGGCCACACCGGCCCAGGCGACCTTCGGGGTAGTGGTCGTTGCGCAGAATTACCGCGATCAGTCCGGCAAGGCCGCACTGGACGATATCAGCAGCATCGTTGGCGCAGTTCGCCAGGCGCTGAACGGATGGATGCCCGAAGGCTGGAGCCCCATCGTTTGGCTGCAGGGCGACGCACTGGACAGCGACGCCAGCCGGGTGCTCTGGATTGATGTTTTCACCACAACCCACGTTCTCAGGGGAAATACATGAGCAAGACAATCAAGGTGACCCTGCTGAAGGCTCACAAGCATGCCGGTAAGGATTACAAGGCCGGCGCCAAAATCGACGTCACGGAACCAACCCGTGACTGGTTGCTGGGCCTCGGCTTGATCGAAGCCGGTGCGCCTGCAGTTGAAGACAAACCCAAGACTGGGGGTGAGAAATGAGCCAGGAAGTCTATCAATACGGCCAGGGTAAAGTTGAGATCGCGCCAATCGTAGATGGTGTGATCGGTGCCTGGCGGTGGCTGGGCGACGTGAGTGCGATGACTCTTGCTATTGAAGAGGCAAAGTTCTCGCACAATGAGTCCTACAGTGGTGAAAAGAGCGAGGTGCGGGAAATCGTTACTGGCGTCACGTGTAACGGTTCTATCACGCTGCAGTCCCTATCGGCCGAGAACGTTGCGCAATTCACCCGTGGCACTAACACCGAGAAGGCAGCCGGCACGGTTTCGGAAGAACCCCTTGGCACTGTGGCCGCAGGTGACGTGCTGGTGCTTGATGACTTTGGTCTTTCCAACATCGTGGTGATCGACAGCACCGTTACCCCGGCGACCATTGACCCGTCTCATTACGAGTACGACGGCTACAACGAGCTGACCTTTAACTCGCTGCCGGACCCCGCGCCGACCATGCCGCTGAAGGTTTCGTACAGCCATACTGCGTACAAACGTGTTGCCCTGTTGAATGGCCAGAAAGCGGAAATCGCCCTGCGTTACAAGGGCATCAACTTGGCCGAGGGCAACAAGAAGCAGTACGTCGAGTTCTACAAGGTGAGTCCTGGTCTGCTGCAGAACCTGGAGCTGATCAACAACGGTCAGCAACTTGCGCAGTCTCCGGTCAGCTTCAAACCGCTGAGGGATACCAGCAAGCCTGCTGACGGTGAGCTTGGGCAGTTTGCTCAAGTTGTCACCGTGGACTACTGACCATGGCGCGTAAAAAGCAGGCCGATATCGTCGCACCTGCCTCGGCACCCGCCGAGGTGGGCACAGATGATCTGGAAGTACTTCACCCGGATCGCTCGACGACCATCGCCGGCCGGGCCATCACCATGCGCGAGTACGGGTTTATTGAGGGGCTGAAGCTGGCCCCCCTGTACAAAGGCATTGTTGATGACATCAGCCAAGCTGTGACCATCGAGCGCTCGCCACCGCTGGAAGAGATCGTGGCGCTGCTCGCGGCGCATGCGGACCATGTGGAGCAATTGATCGCCATTGCAGCCGATGTTGAGGTCGAGTGGGTTCGCGGTCTGGATGACCGCAACGGCATGAACCTGATGTACCTGTGGTGGATCGTAAACGCCCCTTTTTTCTTGCGGAGGGTGTTCGACCGCATCAAGGCCAACATGGTCAAAGCCGCGGTGGACGCTGGGGCGACGCCTACGCCGTCCTCATCGAGCACGGCCACCGACCAGGCGACATTGGGCGATACACCCGCCGCCAAGTGAATCTGTATCTGGACAGGGCTCTGGCCCGAGACCGTAGCAAGCGCCGCCAGCTCGTGAGCGACGTAAACGCCGCGTTCATGGGTGGCAAGGCTGCGAAGGAGCACCTGGACACCATCAAAATTTGATCAGGGCACCAGGGAGGCTGCGGGACGCAGCCGGTCGGAACCAACGGATAGGCATAAGCGGCTTCGGCCGCTTTCTTTTTGCGCCGGCAAAAATACATCACCTCGCGCGCGCGCGACCATGGGACTGAACTTACCCAGACCCACGCGCCCATGTCGAACAAAGACCTCGAACTAGCCCTCCGAATCAAAGCCGACCTTGACCAGGGCAAGGCCGAGCTGCAGGAGTTTTCGCAGGAGCTAGCGAACACCGGAAATGCTGCCGAATCAGCAGCAACAGACCTATCGAAGGTGGGTGAGTCTGCTGATCGAGTGGCCCCCCGTGTAAAAATCCTTGGGGATGAACTAGGTAGCGCCCTGAGTGATGCTGGTTCCGTCGCGGACACAGCCGCAATTGATATAGCCAAGGTGGGTGAGTCCGCCGAAGCCGCTGCTTCAGACCTGGCAAAGGTTGGGGAGTCTGCCGAGCAGCAAGCGCTGCGGATTCGCATGATGGTGGACGCCAGCCTCGCACAAGCGAATGCACATGAGCAGGCAGCGCAAAGCGCTGTGCAAATGAGTACCGCATTGGACAGGGCTGACGCTTCATCGGCGAAGGTAGCCGCTGCCCAGACAGCAGCTATGAACGCCTACCACCAGGCAGAGCGAGGGGCTGCCTCTAATGCTTCCGCCCAGGACAAGGTCGCCACATCAACCCGTTCAGCTGCAGGCGCTGCTGACCAGCAGGCGCAGGAGCTGACCGACTTGCTGGGCCGGATTGATCCGGTTGTCCGCGAGCTGGACAAACTCGATGCCATGGAGCGCCAGCTGGCTGATGCGCACCGTGCCGGGCGAATCGACACCGAGACCTGGTCCGTCTACAACGCCAAGCTGGCCGAAAACCGTAATCGCTTGGCGGCATCCTCAGACATGACCGGCCGGGCCGCGCTGACCACTCGCCAGTACCAGCAGGCTATGCGCCAGCTGCCCATGCAGCTCACCGACGTCACCACCAGCTTGGCAACGGGCATGCCGATTTGGATGGTTGCCATCCAGCAAGGTGGCCAGATCAAGGACAGCTTCGGCGGCATTGGTCCCGCCGCCCGCGCGGTGGTGTCTGCAATCAATCCGATGACGCTGGCGATCGGCGCGGCCGTCGCTGCAGCGGTTGCCCTGGTTGTTGCGCATGAGCAAGGCGCTGCGGAAGCGCGCCGCTATAAAGAAGCACTGATCCTGACCGGCAACGCAGCGGGCACCAGCTCTGATCAGCTGGCTGCTATGGCTGAACGTATCGACGGCATTGCTGGTACCCAACGTCAGGCCGCTGCTGCACTGGCTACTGCCGCTCAATCGGGCAAGCTGGCAGGTGATCAGCTGGAGCAGGTAGCGCAGACAGCCATCCAGTTGCAGATAGCGCTGGGCAAGGCGGTCGAGGAGACGGTCGAAGAATACGAGAGCCTGGCGCGTGATCCGGTACAGGGTATCATCAAGCTGAATGAGCAGTACGGCTTCTTAACCGCCTCTGTCATGCAGCAAATCCGCTCCCTCAAGGACCAGGGCGACGAGATCGGCGCAGTGCGCCTGGCGATGGATACCTACTCCAGCACCATGCAAAGCCGTGCCGGCCAGGTGGTGGAGAACCTTGGCCTGATTGAAACAGCATGGCGCGGCATTAAGTCGATCGCGGCGGAGTCCTGGGACGCGATGCTGGGCATTGGCCGCGAAGCCACACTGGAACAGCAGTTGGCCAAGGTCGAGCGCGAGATCGAGCAGCGCGCCCGCAATGCCACTCCCAACCCAATGGCATTCCGTATTCGCACTGGTCGCGACGACGAACTGGAGGCCCAGCGCGAGCAGCTGCGGCTAGATATTCAGGAGCGTGACGCGCGGGCCAAGCGTGAAGGCGAAGAGCGCCGCATCAACAACGAGTCAATCGAAGCCCAGGAATACATTGCGGACCTGCGCGAGCAATCACTCACCCGCGTTGAGCAGCGTGAAAAGGCCATCGCCGAATACCGGGCCAACGTCGAGCGCATTCGCGCGGCTGACCCAAACAGCAGCCTGATCGCACCTGACCAAATCGCCCGTGACATTGCCGCCATTGAAAAACGCTTTCAATCCAACGGCCGCTCGGGCACATCTGACGCCGAGCGTCTGGCCGAGCAGAACCGCCGCTGGGTCGAACAGCTGGAGAAGGAAGCCGCCACCTTCGGCCAAGGCAAAGCCGCAACCCGTGAATACGAGCTGGAGCAGCGCAACCTGACCGGCGCCATGCGCGAGCGGGCCGAGGCCGCGTGGGAGGCGCTGGATGCTGCCGAGCGGCAGAAGGCATCCGACGAACAAGCCAAGCGCGACACCCAACTGCTGACCCAGCTGCAGCTCGACTATCTGAAGGCCACCGGCAACGCTGTCGAAGCGACCGAGGCCGAGATCGAGCGCAAGTACGGCGCCCTGCGTGACCGCCTGCTGGCGCGTGGCGAAACTGACTCCGCTACCTTGGTCGATAAGCTGATCGGTGTTGAATCGGCGCAGGCTCAGCTGCAGGAGCTGGAGCGCCAGATCGCCCAGATCTTCGCCGAGCAGTCGCGCCGCGAGCAATCCATCCAGGCACAGACCCAAGCCGGCCTGATGGGCGAGCTGGAAGCACGCCGCCAGATCGTCGACGTTCATCAGGAGACGGCCGCGCAGATCGAGGCGCTGTTGCCGCTGATGGAAGAGCTGGCGGGCACGATTGGTGATCCCGCCGCGCTGGAGAACATCGAACGCATTCGCGCCGAGCTGGAGACCATGCAGGTCGTCAGCAACGAGCTGTCGCTGGCGCTGCGTGACGGCCTGCAGAGCGGCCTTGAAGAGGCAATCCTCGGGCTGGCCGAAGGCACCATGAGCCTACGCGACGCCCTCGATAGCCTGGTACTCGGCATCGCCGAGTCAATGGCCCGCATGGCCAGTGAGCAGCTTGCCGAGATGGCAACCAGCGGCATCATGAGCCTATTCCAGCAAGGGGTTCAGGCAGCGACCGCAGCCGCTGGCCAGAAGGCGGCCGCCGAGGTCGCAGCCATCCAGACCGTGACGCTTGCACAACAGGCAGCCGATACCACCCGTGCCACCTCATCGGTGCTTGCTGCCAACACCGCAGCAGCTGGCCAAGCCGGCGCTGCAGCAACCACCGCAACCGCTTGGACGCCGGCAGCGATCGCCGCGTCGATCGGTAGCTTCGGCAGCGCGGCCGCGATCGGCCTGGCTGCTGTTGTCGCCGCCATGGCGTTTCAGGCGTTCGCTGACGGCGGGCAAGTTCGCGGCCCCGGCACTACCACCTCGGACAGCATCCCGACCCTGCTGTCAGACCAGGAGTTTGTCACCCGCGCTGCGGTGGTCACCCAGCCCGGCGCGCTGGACTTCCTGCAGGACTTTAACGCCCGCGGCATGTCGGCCCTTGCCGACTGGTCGGGGGCTGCTCGCCATTCGACCGGCGGCTTGGCCGGAGTGCCGGCACCCGCTATGCCGGCGCCGTCGACTGGTACCGGATCAATGCCCGAGCCAGCCTCGGCGCTCAGCACCAACGTGGCTAACAACTTCCGCTTCAATGCGCTGTTCGACATCGAAGACATCGCCGCACGTCTGGGCAGCTCGCCGGGATTCACTGACGTGCTCATCAACATGACCGCCACCAATGCCACCGCCATGCAGAGCGCGCTGAACACATGAGCTACTTAGAAGACGGGTATGTGCTGTGGCCAGTGCCGCCGGATTGGGACGCCGGGGTGCGCGAGCAGCTGGAATGGCTGACGGACGTGATCGAGGCCCGCACCGGCGCCAAGCAGAAGCGCGAGCTGCGCCTCGGCCCGCGCCGCCAGTTCACGTTTGAGGTGATTGCAAACGATCAAAGCCGCCGCGTCCTGGACATGATTCTCGCTGACCACGGCTCCAACTACTGGCTGCTGCCGATCTGGCACGACGTGCAGCTGCTGCCGGCGCTCGATGCCGGCGTCGATACCATCCCCTGCAAGACGGCAGGCTTTGAGCTGATCGTCGACAGCCTGGTTGTCGTCTGGGCCTCGGTGAATAACTGGTGGCTGGCCGCGATCGAGGACGTGGGCGAGGACTACATCACCACCGGCCTGCCGACCGATCGCGCTTGGCCAGCAGGATCGCGCCTTTACCCAGTGCGCCTTGCGCGTCTCGATCGCCAGCCCGAGGAAGCGGCGTGGACTGACACCGCCGGCACCCGGTCTGTCGTCATGCGGATCGAGGAGCCGAGCGACTGGCCGGCCGTGCTACCGGCAACCATGTACCAGGGCTGGCCAGTGCTCGATATGCGCCCCGATACCGGCGACGACCTGAAAAGCTCTTTCAGCCGCACGACCAACGTCATCGACGAAGACACCGGCGCCATCACCATCATCGATCGCCCCGGCCGCGCCTTCCGCGAGCAGTCCCTGCGGTACCTGCTGGGCAGCCGCGCCGAACTGGCCGCCATGCGCTCGCTGCTGTACGGCCTGCGCGGCCGCGCAGGCCATGTGTGGGTACCGAGCTGGGCGCAGGATCTGCTGATCGTCGCCCCAGTAACGGCGGTGGCCACCACCATCACCATCGAATGGGCCGGCTACAGCCTGTTTGGCCGCGCCCAGTCGGGCCGGCGCGATATCCGCATCGAGCTGACTGACGGCACAGTCCTGTACCGACGCATTACCGCAGCCGTCGCAGCCGGCGCAAACGAGACCCTGACAATCGACTCAGCCCTCGGCCGCGCCGTCCAGCCGAGCGAGATCCTCATTGTTTCGTTCATGGCGCTCAGCGAACTGGCAAGCGATCGCGTCGAGCTGCTGCACGAGACCGACGGCGACGGGTTGACTGAGGTGAAACTGGATTTTCTGGGGGTGCGTCGTGAGTCTGCTTGAAGGTTCCTGGTTCGGCGGCAAGCCGGTGTTCTTCTACAAGTTTGCCCGCGGCCCGCTGACCTGGTGCTACACCAGTTCAGACCGTGAGCAGACCCTGGGTGAAGATACCTACCTGCCGTTGCCCATCAAGCCGCCCAGCATCAGGCAGGGCAGCGAGAAGGGCAGGCGGTCGTTTTCAATTGAGCTGCCTCGGTATGCCGCTGTTGCTGCCAACTGGTTTCCTTACTCCCCGTCTGAGGCCATCACCCTTGTGGTGCTCTGTCGGCATGTTGGTGAGACGGAAACCATCGTAGAGGCGCAGGGCCGGGTAGTCGGGCCGGTGTTCAGCGATCACATGCTGGAGCTGACCTGCGAGCCGACCATGACCAAGGGGCGGCGTGGCGGCAATCCTCGGCGGCTGACTGTCGGCTGCGACCTTGTGCTTTATAGCCAGGGGCGCGGCCTCTGCAACCTGGACCCGCACGCGGTGCCTGTGCCGGCGACACTGACCGAGGTTGGCGAGCTGACGCTCACCATCACGGCTGCAGAGTTTGCGACCGCCCCGCGCAATCTGGCTGGTGGCCTGATCGAGTGGACGGATGCAGGAGAGGTCGTGCAGCAAATCGCTATCGTCAGCCATAGCGGCGAGACCATCACGCTTGCCAGTTGGAACGCTGAGCTGCTGGCTGACCTTGAACTGACCGCCTACACCAAGCCGCTCACTGTCGCAGCAACGGTCACCGCGGTTAGCGGGCTGACTGTCACGGCAGCTGAGTTCAGCGAGTACGCATCAGGCCGGCTGGCCGGTGGCTTTGTCGAGTGGGTGCGGGCTGATGGCGCGACCGAGATTCGGACCATTCGCGAGCACTCCGGCAGCACCATCACCCTCGACTACGGCGCCGCTGACCTGGCCGTGGATCTCATCATCACGGCATATCCGGGCTGCGCGCATACCTGGGCAGCGTGTGGCGAGCTCGAGAACCAGATCAACTACGGCGGCAATCTGCACCTGCCGCTTGAGAACCCCTACGGCGGCGACCCGGTTTGGTGAGGAGGTAGTGCATGTGGGTTGTTATTGCGGTTGTGGTTGTCGCCCTTGCGGTGATGAAGGCGCTGACGCCGAAGCAGGAAGCGCCTGCGGTACAGGACGGCAAAACCCCGACCACCGAAGAAGGCATCAAGCTGCGCAAAGTGTACGGCACGGTGTGGATCTCGGACCCGAGCCTGGTTGCGTTCAAGAAAGCGGGCACCATCCCGATCCGCAGCAAAGGGGGCAAGAAGTGAAAATCACCCTGAAACACCTGCACACGATCCCCGGTACCGGCAAGAAACCGGGCTGGTGCAATACCAAAGCCCGTGACTTCTTCGCCCGTCACGGACTGGACTGGTACGCCTTCCGCCATGGCGGCATACCCGAAGAAGACTTTCTGGCGACCGGCGACGGGCTGGCCAAGGCCCTGGTTGACTGGGCGCACGAATCTGAGCGTATTGAGCAGGAGCGTCAAGCATGAGCGGCGGCGGCAGCAAAACCCAAACGGTCGGCTACTGGTACAAGTACCTGCAGGCCTTCACCCTGAGCCTGGGCAAGCTGGATGCCGTGCTCGAGTTCCGTGCGGGCGGCCGCACAGCTTGGCGCGGTATCGTCACACAGACCAGCCGGATCTACGTCAACGCCCTGAACCTGTGGGGCGGGCAGAAGAAAGAGGGTGGCCTGCTGGGGTACATGGATCTGCAGATGGGTGACGCTGATCAGCAGCCGAATGATTATCTCGCAGCCCAGCTCGGCAGCGATCAGCCATCGTATCGGGGCAAAGCGATGGCGATCTGGCGTGGCGGGCGCTGGGGCGCGATGAATCCGTATCCCAAGCGTGCCGAGTTCAAAGTGCGGCGCATTCTGCAGGGGTGGGATAACGATACTCCTTGGTATCCGGAGAAGGCGGAACTAAAGCTTAGCGTTGTTCCAGGATCGAAGATCGACTGGCGCTACAAAGTAGTTCCCAACAGTGATGCCGCGGATTACTCCTCTCCCGCTTACGATGATTCTGGCTGGCCCTTGGGAGCTGCGCCATTTGCAGATGAGCCTTGGGCATACCCCGGCACCTTCGGATTTAGCACTGTGCCAGGAACTGTGGTAGCTGAAGCTAGCAAAGTCTGGATGCGGACACGCGTGTACCTGGCGGCAGTGCCTGAGACTATGCGATTCCAAGCATTCGTTGACAATGACTGCATCATCTATGTCAACGGAGTGCAGGTAGTCCAAGTCGGTGCCCATAACGGGGCGTATTATGACCAGGAGATCGACACAGATGCATTTGTTGTCGGTCAGAACACGGTAGTAGCTGTTGGCTGGGACAGGCACTCCGGTGCCGGTAACTACTTCTATTTTGACTGGCGACTTGAAAGCAGCTCAGACACGGTTGCGATGAATGCCGCACACGTCTTGTATGACTCACTGACTGCAAAAGATATGCAAGGCGAGCCGACTGCGCTGGTCAACGATGCATCGTTCCGTGCAGCTGCTGATGTTTTGTATGGCGAAGGTCTCGGCGTTTGTACCACTTATGATTTCGACGAAAGAATTGAAGAGTTTCAGGCGCGCATTCTAAACGTGATTGGGGCGTCGATGACCCAGTCGCGGGAGGACGGTCAGTACTACCTGGATCTGATCCGCCCGACCGAAGATCCGGACACGCTGCCTGTTATCAGCAGCGACGACATCATCTCGCTGACGCTTGAGCCTTCCACAATCACAGAGCAGGTCAATCAGTTGACCGCTGAGTGGTTTGATGTCGAGAACAATGTCGCGCGTTCAACTCCGCCCATGCAGTCGCGTGGAGCGATACATGCGGCCGGCCAGGTGAATGGCGAAACTGTGGAGTATCCGGAGATTGCAGCAGAGTCGCTGTGTATGCGCCTACAGGCTCGAGACCTTGCAGCTAAGTCGACGCCTCTCACCAAGGTAACGGTCACCACAAATCGTCGTGGAGACCTCTGGAAGCTGCGCCCCGGTAAGAAAGTGCGCCTGCAGTCTGCCGAAGACGGTGTCGACAACATGATTGTTGTAGTCGGAGATATTGAATATGGAACCCAGCGCGATGGACGCATGAAGATACAGGGTGTGCAGGATGTGTACTCAATGCCGGCAACCACCTATGTCGTGGCCCAGCCCAACCAGGGCCAGCCGATCTACAGCCCGCCAGTGCCGTCACCTGCCCAGCGTTTGATCGAGGCGCCTTATGTTGAAGTCGCTGCTAACCTCTCTGCGGCCGATCTTGCGGCCTTCCCCAATGACGCCGGTGCGATTATGGCCATGGCGATAGAGCCTTCTGGGGGGCTGAACTACAGCCTTTATTCGGCCTCGGACGGGGTAGACCTGGAGGACAATGGAACCGGGGAGTGGTGTCCATCTGCTCTGATTGTCGAGGCGGCCGGTTACCTTGATACAGCATTCACCTTGACCGATGCCGACCGATTGGATCTGGTGGCAGTCGGTAGCTGGGCGCTATGGGATGACGAGATTGTGCGTATCGATGCGATCGACGAAGATGCACTCACGGTAACGCTCGGTCGGGGCTGTGCCGATACGGTGCCCTGGAAGCACGAGGCCGGTTCGCGTATCTGGTTTTGTGGTGACTGGGGTTCTACTGATGGCCTCCAGTACCTGGACGGCGATACCGTGAACGCAGCGCTGCTGACCCGGACCTCCATTGATGAGCTGCCTTTGGCTAGCGCAACAGCGCTATCGGTTGAAATGAGCCAGCGTTGGTTTAGGCCGTACCCGCCTGCAGGGTTACTGATCGGCGGCACTGCGTACCCTGATGAAGTTATCGGAGACGTTGCGGTTACTTGGGTCGGGCGTGACCGGGTAATGCAGTCAGACCAGCTGTTTGATACATCCGCTGCCGCGATCGGACCAGAGTCCGGCGTGACCTACAACGTTCGCTGCTATGTTAACGATACCCTCGATACCGAGCTACTGGATACCTCCAGCACCAGCTTCACGTGGACGCCCAGCACTACCGCGGGCGTGGGCCAAGTAGCGGTCAGCTCGGTTCGTGGAGGGTTAGAGTCTCTGCAGGCTCTGACGGCTGAGTTCAGCCTGGGTGAACCCTTGGAAGGCGATCCTCACTGGGATAACGTGGTGTCGTTGCTTCAATTCGATGACCCAGCTAATCCGTGGAAAGATGAGACTGGGCGGGTTTGGGCACCTTCCGGAGATATCTCTTACAGCGGGGAGGGGAGATTCAGTGGTTGCGCACTCACTAGCTCAATGCCAGCTTTCTTGACCACTGAGGGTGGTTCTGAATTTTCTCCAGCAGCGCAGGGGGGGAAGATGACCATAGAGTTTTTCCTGAAACCATCTCCTTCTGACTCTTCCCGCGTAAAGGCGATCCTTAGCGCTAGAGGAGGCTCATCTTTGGTCAACACATGGGTTATCGAGAGGGCGGCCACTGGAAGAATGGATATTGGAATTTTCAATAGCTCGGGTACGGCGGCTGTCTATGCCACCAGTGGCGAAAACCTGTTGCCTCCGGGGGTATGGACGCACTGTGCCTTCGTGGTGGATGTAACCGAGGTCAGGGTCTATGTCGGGGGAGTGGGCAGCAGCACCCCTGCCCCGTCTCTTCCGGCGACGGGGGCTTGGCCTATCCAGTTGTTGCGTAGTCCAGCTGCACCTGACGCTTCGAGAAACTTCGTCGGTGCTATAGATACGCTCCGCATTACCAAAGGCGTCGCCCGCTACACCGAAAACTTCACGCCCCCGACTGGGCCGTTCCCGAACTACTAGGGATTAGGCTGAGTGGTCGCCGGTACTGCAAAACCCGGCGTTGGAACGCCCACATCCGTGTAGAGCCAGAGCAGCATGCCCGCCCGGGCTGCTGCTGTCGCCGGTGATCTCCGGCAAACGATAACCCTGTCACAACAGGCCGCCCAATGAGGCGGCTTTTTCACGTCTGGAGTACCAATGCAAACCTCATCTGCTGGACTCGCGCTCATCAAAGAGCACGAGGGGCTGCGGCTGGACGCCTATCTGTGCCCAGCTCGCGTCTGGACTATCGGCTACGGCCACACCGGTGACGTGCACCCCGGCCAGCGCATTACGGAGGCCATGGCCGATCTGCTGCTGCAATCCGACCTCAAATCGTTTGAGCGCGCCGTCAACGCAGCGGTCAAGGTGCCGCTGACGCAGGGCCAGTTCGACGCTCTGGTCTCATTCGCATTCAACGTGGGTGCCGGGGCGTTCCGACTCTCAACACTGCTGCGCGTACTCAACGAGGGCGACTACCGGGCGGCGGCAAAGCAGTTCGACCGTTGGGTGCACGGCGGCGGTAAAGTCCTGCCGGGGCTTGTGCGCCGGCGGCGCGATGAGCGCGCTCGAAGCTCGGCGGCATGGGGTACGACAGCCCAAGGTCGGCCAGGGCAGCATCATCGAGATCAAGTGCCCCCGCTGCGGGACACTCAACCAAAGAAGGCCATGAGCCTCAAAGCGAGCGCCTCGAGCGCCGACTGGAGGTTTAAATGGCACAGCCCATCATCCCCTGGATCGGCGGCAAGCGACGTCTTGCCGATCGCATCTTCCCGCTGTTCCCTCGCCACAGCTGCTACGTCGAGCCGTTCGCCGGAGGTGCAGCACTGTACTTCCTCCGATCGGTACCGGCCGACGTCGAGGTGCTGAAAGACGTCAACGGCGACCTGGTCAACCTGTACCGCGTCGTCCAGGTGCATCTGGAGGAGTTCGTCAGGCAGTTCAAGTGGGCACTCAGCAGCCGCCAAGTGTTCAAGTGGCTCCAGGACACCAACCCGGCAACGCCCACGGACATCCAGCGCGCAGCCCGGTTCTACTACCTGCAGCAGAGCGCCTTTGGTGGCCGCGTCGATGGCCAAAGCTACGGCACCGCCACTACAACCCCGCCGGGCCTGAACCTGCTGAGGCTGGAGGAGAGCCTGTCAGCCGCCCACCTGCGCCTCAGCAACACCTACATCGAACACCTGGCATGGCAGGACTGCATGCGCAAGTACGACCGGGAGCACACCTTCTTCTACTGCGACCCACCGTACTGGGAGACCGAAGGGTACGGCGTGCCATTCGGTTTCGAGCAATACGAAGAGATGGCTGCGATGCTGAAGGCACTCAAAGGCAAAGCCATCATCAGCCTCAACGACCATCCCGACATCCGCCGGTGCTTCGCCGACTTCCACATCGAAGCGACCGACATCAAGTACACAGTCGGCGGAGGCAAAGGCAGCAACGCCTCGGAGGTGCTGATCTTCAGCTGGGATATCAGCGCTGAGCCGGCTGGGCTATTCTGACCCCTCACATCAGGAGGACAATGGAATGACGATCAACAAGGATGACTACAAGCCAACTAAAACGGAACAGATAGCAGCACACCCGGTCGTCGGTGCGGGCGCGGTCGGTGTTGCTGCTGTTGGAGTTGCTGCGACGGGAGCGGCCGTTTTCCTGCCGCTACTTCTCAATACCCTTGCCGCACGGCGCCATGAGGAACGCCTGCAGAGATTCATCGAAGACGTCTCGGCAGAGCTGGAGGAGTTTCAGGAAAGGCTGGACGACCTAAGCGATGCTCAGTACCAATTGATTGGTGATGCCATCGCATGCGCTCAGCACACAGTTAGCGAAGATAAGCTCCGCTACCTGCGGCATGCCATCCGCAACAGCTTGGACGTGGACATCGAACCAGCACAGTCGGCCTACATTGCCCGAACCATTCGCGATATCTCACCCGAGGAGGCGGAGCTGCTCTTGCGAACGGTTAGCCACCAGAAGATCTACACCGACGCAACCCATAGGGAAAACCAGGAAGTGTTCTATATCGACCCGAGTAGCGATGACTTTCTATCACTCAATGGGCTTGCCTCACTTGGGTTGTTTCGGCAAACAACTGGAGGTTACGGTGGCGGCTACTACCTCCGTAACCGTACCGCTGATGTTGTCTATCGGCTGCTAACGTCAGAGCCTTTTTGAAATTTCGTTTCACATAGAGCAACTGAAAGGCGCGAGCGAATATCGCGCCTCAGTTTGTCAATTATCGCGCGCGGCTACACCTGTAGCCCCGATAATCAGTCTTTCCAGAAGTCTTCGTGGACGCGGATGGATTCCTCTTCCAGCAGTGGGCCGATCACCTCGACGCTGCGCTGGCCGGACTCGAATACCGTGCGGCAGGGCAGATCCAGCGTCGGGTTTTCCGGGTGGTTGCCGGTCATGTCCTTCAGGCGCTTTTCGCTGGCGCCGTAGACCACCCGGCCCACGCCGGCCCAGTACACCGCGCCGGAGCACATGGCGCAGGGTTCGGCGCTGGTGTACATCGTGCAGCCGGCCAGCACCTCGGGGCTGTAGGTGGTATTGGCGCGGGTCATCAGCACCCGCTCGGCGTGGCCGGTCATGTCGTGATCGGGCAGAAAGGCGTTCAACTGCTCCATCAGGACGT